TTTATTTCTGCTTGCTTGCGCCTCTGTTAGTTTAACATTTCCAATAGTATCACTTAAAAATAATACTTTTGGGTATTGAAATTCTAAAAACCTACAAATCGCTTTTTGTAAAATATATTCTGGATGTTTCATACTAATAAATTGTTTCAATTAAATAAGGCAAGCTGTCTTTATTTACATCAAAATCGAATGAATCAAAAGAAACTTATTTAAATATTAAAGTTATGACAAACGAATTTTTATTAGTCGGAGTATTGCTATTATCACTTATTGTATTTGTGCTTTGTATAGCGCTATATATAGCTATATCAGTAGGTATGGAGCTTAGTGATGAATTAGATTTTGAAAAAAGTTTAAGAGATTGGAAAGATGAATAAACTTTATAATATTAAAGAAATATCTTTAGAATTAAATCTTACAAAAAAACAGGTTTACCAAAGATTTTATACAATGAAAGAAATGCCAATAAAAATAGGAAAATTGGCTTTTTATGATGATTTCCAAGTGGATAAAATTAGAATAAAAAATAATGAAATAGTATATTATATTTACGAATCTAAAATAAATAAATTATGAAATTAATAGAAACAAATTACTTAGGAATTGGAATAGGTTATGATTTGAAAAACAAAGAATTATCAATACATTTATTTGTATGGTGTTTAGAAATTAAATTTAAATAAAAAACACAATATCATGAGAAAAATAGCAATGAGATGCACGCAGGAACAGTTTGAAAGTATTAAGGATAGGATAAATATGCCTATTGAATGTATAGATAGTTTTAATAATTATCCATTTTTAATGAATTGTTATAGAAATGGATGCGTAGTATCTAATACAAAAGACTTAACTTTGGAAGCTCAATATCGTCAAACATTCGATGCTGAAATATTTTTAAGGGCTTGTGACAGTTGGGAGGAGGAAAAGATTTGGAAAGGTAGTGAGTTGCAATATAAATATGTTGATAGCGATTGGCTTGATGTTAGATTTGATGTAGTTTATAGAATCAAACCACAACCAAATTACTCAAAAGAAATCGAAGCCTTGCAGTTAAAAGCAAAAGAGAACGGAATGAAATGTATAATTAATTTTGAGAAGATATAATAATTATCACTATATTTGTAATTCATAATTTTGCCCCGTTGGAGGTTTTTTAATCTTGCGGGGTTTTTTAAAATATAATGTTATGGCTTATAGTCAGGAAGATATAGATTTAATATTCACTAATATTTGCGAACAAATAGAGACAGGTAGGTCTTTACGCTCTATATTAAAAGAAGATGATAATATGCCGAGTAGCTCTACTTTCTTTATTTGGCTTAAAAACGATGCTTTAAAAACGAAACGATACGAACTCGCAACTGATTTAAGAACTGATGCTTTGTTTGATGAAATAATTGATATTGCCTATAATACACAAGAAGGAACTACAACAAAAGAAACTGAACGAGGTGTAGAGATTACAACAGGCGATATGTTAGGACATAGAAGATTAAAGATTGACGCTTTAAAATGGTCTTTATCTAAATTAAACCCTAAAAAATATGGGGATAAAGTAGAGTCAATTAATACAAATCTTAACATCGACGCTGGAAAACTTACAGACGAAGAAATCAAAAAGATAAATGATAATATCGAGAAATCTTACTAATGAAGAAAAGGTATTAAAAGTAAAATGTGATAATTCACTTTTATTTTTTACACGATATATTTATAAAGAGAATCACAGGCGTAATTTTATAATTGCGCCTCATTTAGTTAAAATAACTAAGGCTTTAGAAGATGTTGTAAATGGTAAAACCAAAAGGTTAGTTATAAATATACCACCACGATACGGTAAGACTGAATTAGCGGTAAAATGCTTTATCGCGTGGGCATTAGCAAAAAACCCATCTTCAAAATTCATACACTTATCTTATTCTGATGATTTAGCACTTGATAATTCAAGCCAAACAAAAGAATATATTGAAAGCGAAAGTTTCCAGAAGTTTTATCCTATGGAGTTAAAAAAAGATGCACAAGGTAAAAAGAAATGGTTCAATAAAGATGGTGGCGGTGTTTACGCTACTGCTTCTGGTGGAGCTATTACAGGGTTTGGAGCTGGCGTAGCTGAAAGCAAAATGTTTAGTGGGGCTATTATAATTGATGACCCATTAAAGCCAGATGACGCTTCAAGTGAGGTCAAAAGGAATTCAGTAAATGAAAGATATAATAGTACAATTAGGTCACGTGTAAACGATAGGGATACACCTATAATTGTTATTATGCAAAGACTACACGAAGATGATTTAAGCGGTTTTTTATTAGGCGGTGGTAGCGGTGAAGAATGGACTCATTTATGTTTGCCGGCATTAGACGAAAATAACAATCCTTTGTGGGAAGATAAACATTCGTTTGGAGAATTAGAGCAAATAAGACAAGCTAATAGATACAACTTCTCAGGTCAATATATGCAAAAACCTTCACCAGAGGAGGGCGGTGAGTGGCGCAAAGAATGGTTTACTATAGTAGATAAATCAGAAGTCCCTTTACATGCTTTAAAATGGGAGCTTATTATTGACGGTGCATACACTAAGAATACAGCAAATGACCCCTCAGGCTTTCAAATTGGTGCTAAGTGGAATAATAACTACGTAATACTAAGTAGTATCGATAAGTACTTAGAAATGCCAGAGTTATTAAAATTTATACCTAACTTTATAAGTGCTTCAGGCGTTAATGTTTCTATGACTTTAGTAGAGCCGAAAGCATCTGGTAAATCAATAAAGCAAATGATTTATAATGAAACAAAATTAAATATTGCAGAAATAAAATCTAATTTCGTAAATCAGAGCAAAATAGAAAATGCAAGAGCATGCTCCCCTTATATTGAAAGCGGTAGATTGTTGTTAGTTAAAGGTACTTGGAACGAATCATTTTTGCATCAAGTGGGCATGTTTCCAAACGCAAAACATGATGAACATATCGATTTAACTTGTTACGGGATAGAGCGTAATTTAATGAATGAAACATTTTTTACATTTTAATAAAAATAAATTTATATCTTTGAATAAAATTCACTATAATGGCTAAAAATAGAATACAGATAGCGTGGGATGTTTTAACTAATCCAAATAGAAATCTATTTAATGAAACGATATATAAAACAGTTGGAGGTTTAACACAGTCTTATAATCCTACTTTAGAAACATTAATGTTAAAAGGTTATGGTGAAAATCCTGATGTAAATGCTATTGTAAACCAAATGGCTTCTAAGACTACCAGCGTTCCTTTTTGCGTTAAAAAAATAGAAGATGAAGATTCTTTAAAGAAAATAAAAAGGTATCCTGTAAATACTACTTTTCAACAAAAAAAAGAGATTAAGAAATTACAGTTAAAGGCATATGAAACCGATACGGAAATGCCTATGCCATTAGAAAAACCTAATCCTAACCAATCATGGAAGGATATTTTGTTTTTATATAAAGTTTATTTAAAAGTTTGTGGTAATGTTTATTTATATAAAATGTTCCCTACCGATGGAATGAATTCAGGGCAACCAATGCAATTATATATTTTGCCGTCACATTGGATGCAAATAGTATTGAAATCAAACGCTTCTACTTTATCTCTTGAAAACCCTATCGATTACTATATTTTAGAGCAAGGGAATCAATTAGTAAAATTCAAAGCCGAGAATATAATTCATATAAAAAGAGCAAATCCATTCTTTAATCAAAATGGTTCACACTTATACGGTTTAAGCGAGTTAATGTCTGCAATTAGAAATATTGCAAGCTCAAACAATGCTATTGATAACAATGGAAAAACAATGCTTAATAGTGGGGTTTATGGGTTTATTCATGCAGGCGAAGGAGCTACACCGTTAACAGCGGAACAGGCTGAATCACTAAAAGAGCGTTTAGTTGAAATGGATAATTCAAGCGATAAACTTTCTAATATTGCTGGTGCATCTGGTAAATTAGGATTTACGAGAATATCACTAACAACAGACGAATTAAAACCTTTTGATTATTTAAGTTATGACAGACGTACTCTTG